TGATCTTGGAAAAGAATTAAGTATAAGGGTCAATGCTAAAAAAGATGCTGACGCTTCACCTTATCTAACTTGTGATAACGAATACTTTCAAATTATTTTAAAAGCAAAAGAAAAAGATATTGCAGTATGGGATGAGTATTGCACAGGAGAACATTCAACAAATGTAAAACCTGATTTGTTAAAACACATTGAAGCAAACTACAATCATTACAAACATCCAGACATAAATAACTTAGTAGACTTTACAGATATGATTCATGACATCGTGCAGCAACCAAACAAAGTTCCAAACTTTGATGTAGTGTTCATAGATGAAGCTCAGGATTTATCACCTATACAATGGAAACTGTATGACATATTAAAATCTAAATCAAAAAATATTTACTTAGCTGGTGATGATGACCAAGCAATTTACGGTTGGGCCGGAGCAGATGTAGATAGATTTATTCAAGAACCTGCTGCAGAAAAAGTATTGTCAAGATCTCGAAGGATTCCACGAGCAGTGCAAGATGTGTCAGAAATTATTACTGCACGAATCGCAGGACTTAGAGCAACTAAGAATTATTTACCCAGAGATGAGGAAGGATTGTGCAGTAAAATCAATAGCTTAGAGAATGTAGATCTTCACCAGGACAAGTGGTTGATCTTAACTAGAACTTTGTCTAGAGCTAAAGAAGTATGTGATCTTTTAAAAGTAAAAGGTTTGTATTATGAAAACAGACATCAAAAAAGTTACAATACAAAACTTTATAAAGCAATTATTAATCATAGCAAATGGTTGAATGGTGAAGAGGTATCAGACACTGCACTAGAGGATATAAAAGAATATATGGGTAACCGAGAATTTAAAAAAGATTTAAAATGGTTTGAGTGTTTTGATAATGCACCAGCTGATGACAAAATTTATATAAGACTAATGTTATCAAACAAAGAAAAATTAAGTGATGATGCACGAATTAAAATCTCAACTATTCACGCTGCAAAAGGTGGTGAATGTGAGAACGTAATTTTAGTATTAGATAATGCTAAAAAGATAAGAGAAGCAATTACTAAAAGTATAATAAAGCGTGACGAAGAGCACAGAGTATGGTATGTAGGTTGTACGAGAGCAAAAAGAAACTTATATTTAATGAGGGCAAAAATAGAACGAAAGGGATATTTACTATGACAACAGAAGATATATTTAAAGAATCATTTCCACAATATACTCAGGTAGGCGGGAATCACTATACAAAGTTTCCTATTCAACCCTACGAATTTATTTCTAAAAATGATTTATCGTTTTTCCAGGGCAACGTTATTAAGTACGTTTGTAGGTACCAAAGAAAAGGCGGGGTTGAAGATCTTAAAAAGATTGTACATTATTGTCAACTAGAAATGTTAAAAATAAATGACATGAAAAAGAAAAAGTAATGCCTAGAAAAAATTATAGACGTAAAACTATTACAGTAAATAAGCATAAATTTTATTTAGAGATTTATAATAATTTAGTTGATTGGGAAATATTTCCTTACAATCATGATGCAGCTTTATATGCATTTAGTAATAAAGATAGGTTAAATAAAATAGTAAAAAACAAATATATGTATGAGGCAAAAAAATGAAAGTACCTTTATTTGAAGCACAGACAGAATGGAATGAACCAGAAGAATATCCTGATCTAAGAAAATACGACGAGATTGCAATCGACTTAGAGACAAGAGATCCAGATTTAAAATCTAAAGGTAGTGGTGCCATCATTGGTAATGGTGAAGTAGTTGGTATTGCGGTTGCTGTGCCAGGTAGAAAATTTTATTTTCCAATTGCTCATGGATCCGGGCCAAACATGGATCGTAAAAGAACGTTAAATTGGTTTCAAGATGTATTAGATAGCGACGCTATAAAAATATTTCATAACGCTATGTACGATGTATGTTGGATTAGATCTATGGGTCTTGGTATTAATGGACAGATAGTTGATACTATGATTGCAGCATCTTTAATTGATGAAAATAGATTTAGATTTGATTTGAATAGTTTGTCTTGGGATTATTTAGGTCATGGTAAAAATGAATCTGCATTAAATGAAGAAGCAAAGTCTAGAGGACTCGATCCCAAAGCTGATATGTGGCAGTTGCCAGCAATGTATGTTGGATCGTATGCAGAAAAAGATGCGGAGCTTACATTAGAACTTTGGCAAATATTTAAAAAAGAATTACTACATCAAGACGTCGAGTCTATTTTCGAACTCGAAACAGATCTGTTTCCTTGTCTGGTAGACATGAGATTTCTTGGGGTGAAAGTGGACGTTGAAAGAGCTCATAAATTGAAGCAAGCATTAACAGTAAAAGAAGATAACTTACTCCAACAAATAAAAATAGAAACAGGAGTAGATGTTCAACTAATGGCAGCAAGAAGTGTTGCCAAAGTTTTTGATAAACTTGGTTTATCTTATGAAAGAACTGCAAAATCACAGGCACCTTCTTTTACTAAAAATTTTATTTCTAATCATGAACATCCTGTAGTTAGAATGATTGCTCAAGCTAGAGAAGTTAATAAGGCTCATACTACTTTTATAGATACCATAATTAAACATGAACATAAAGGTAGGATTCATGCTGACATAAATCAAATTAGGTCAGATAATGGCGGAACTGTGACGGGTAGGTTTTCGTATTCAAACCCAAATTTACAGCAACTTCCAGCTAGAAACAAGGATCTTGGACCTTTAATTAGGTCTATTTTTATACCCGAGAAGGGCCATAGATGGGGCAGTTTTGACTATTCTCAGCAAGAGCCTAGGTTGGTAGTTCATTATGCAGCTTTACACAAATTTCCGTCTGTAAATGACGTTATAGATAATTATGAAAATGACACCTCAACGGACTTTCACCAGGTTGTAGCAGACATGGCAAAGATTCCAAGATCACAAGCCAAGGTAATTAATCTTGGATTATTTTATGGCATGGGTAAAGCTAAACTTCAGGCGGAACTAGGTGTATCAAAAGACAAAGCAGCAGAATTGTTCGATCAATACCACGCTAAAGTTCCCTTCGTTAAGCAGTTAATGAATAGTGCTTCCAATCGTGCCCAAGAGCGTGGTCAAATTCGAACTCTCTTGGGACGATTGTGTAGATTTCATTTGTGGGAGCCTAATCAATTTGGTATGCATAAAGCATTACCTCATGAAGAAGCCTTACAGGAACATGGACCGGGGATTAGAAGAGCATTTACTTACAAATCTTTAAACAAATTAATTCAAGGTAGTGCAGCTGACATGACAAAAAAAGCCATGTTAGATTTATATAAAAATGGTATAATAGCACACGTACAAATTCACGATGAACTTTGTATTTCTGTAAAAGATCAACAACAAGCAGACAAAATTGTTGAAATTATGCAGGATGCAGTTACTTTAGAAGTCCCCAATAAAGTTGACTGCGAACTAGCAAATAACTGGGGAGATATTAATGGTTGATTATGGCTTATTTAAATGCAAACATACCTATTCAATATGCGCAAATACGAAGGGAGTATTTATATGATCTTAAAAAACATAAAGGAGAAGTTGAAGATTGCATTATCTTTGGTCTTACAAGTATGGGCGGTCGTGCTATCTTATGGCATGCCCTTATGGAAAATGGTGCAGTCTTTTATCGTCTCCCAATTACGGCTTTTATTCAACGTGGTTATGAACCCTCAGCTGTTCCACATAAGAGACTTGATGAATTGGAACTTTGGAATTCTTTTAGTTATTATCCTGCTGTTACTAGTTGGAATATTTTAACCGCAGCTTCAGGAAAATACATAGGTAAAGATAAGAAATGGCATCATGGGTCCTATTTATTTACTGTTGACTGGGCTCATCCAGAAGGTAATATAATAGATTCTGATCATTCAGAAATACCACACGAACACAAGTGTGCTCACATAATAGCCTTAAATGACGGCAATTATGCAGCTCAACCTAATAACAGATGCATTTGGGATCTGCCTTCTTTTACAGTAAAGGACAACATTCCTGACTGGAAAGTACAAACTAACGAATGGAATGTAGAAGATACGGGTCGATGG